CGTTCGTTTCGTTATTGTCTACCTCAGTAAAAATTACTTCTTGTGCCAAATATTCAACTTCATGCCACTTATTATTATTACTATCACGAATATCTATTATTTCCAAAACATTGGTTTCGTCAAATTCAATATGAAAAAATGGAGTCGCTGCACCAACCGATACAGTCTTTGTAACCAATTTACCGGAGAATGCATCTGCGGTTTTTCTGAGAAGGAAAAATTGAGGAACTCCGAGTGCATCTCTTGAATATACCGATACATCTCTAGGAGAAAATGAAGTATCAACAGAAAAATCAACGGGTTCAGCAATCAAAAAGTTTTGTCCAGATGTATTCTCCAATTGCATATATTGTTGAATGGATAGACAATATGATTCGTCGGGAATATAATTACCATCAACATTCGTCTTTGATGGAACTAATTGAAACAATTCAATATGAGTAGTTGCTGCTTTTGCTGCGTAAGGTTTATATCCCAGATATTTAGCCAACGTCAAAACATTCTTACGTTCCTCTGCATATGGAAGAAGACTTTCTTTGAATTGATAATCTATATAGTAAGAAAGAACATCACCAACATATGCGGCCTGTTCAATAAACATTGTGCCAGGTGACGCATCGCTGAAATCTTGATAACTAGTTGGATAATAACTCTTGGCAAAATCAATCAAACCTTGTTTGAATGAATTAAAATCCCGATTAAGGTACTTAACGTCCTTATTCTGAGGTTGAAATGATTTTTGTATTGTATTTGCCATACTTTATATGTTATTCGTTGTAGTAAACGAAAAGCTACTTGTTTGGTTATTAAATGTAAATTGTATACTTATTCTAACTATATAATTATTAGCATCCTCTGCTTTTTGTGCAGATGAAATGTCCAAAAATATATTATTTACAAACACATTTGGAAACCAAGTTTGTATATCTTCCCGAATTACATTTTGAAGAATCGTATCAAATCCATCAATGTTTTGTTCAAACAAGTAATTATATAGTCTTGTTCCAAATTGGGGATTAAAACGTCTTTCGGATGGTCTCGTTTTGAAAAAATTTAATAAATTTGATCTTATTTGTGTGAGGGAATCATATGACTGTGCAAAATATCCATTATTGCCCTTCTGTAAAGGCAGAGTCAATCCAATAGTAGATGGTAGTTTCAAACCAATACTATTTGACAATTTTGGTAACAGTGTAGGTTTGGAAGCCATATATATTATTCGGTTTGAACTAATTCACTTTTAAGATTGCCTTGTTTTTTCTTTCTATCTACCGCTTTCATCAATGATCTGAAATCACGGGTCATTACACCCAATACTTTTGCTTGTTCTTCATTTACAGGAGTAGGTGTGGGGGGAACTATTACCGATTCATCGCCACTGACCCAATTGGTTGGATTGTTAATGAACTGTTGAGATAACGCACCGGTTGACATCGGAGACGTTAATGAAACATAAGATCCTTCTCTTGGAACTCCACCAACAGTTTCGTTCAGTACCTGATTCAATATATCATTGTTAGTGTATCTTTTAATTGGACGTTTCTCGTCCGTTTTGACTGCAACTGGTTGTTTCTTTACTACAGTTGTGACCGGCGACATTTCTAGGTGAGCATCCAAGACATGGGATTCTGACTTGTGAGATAAAATCTCCGTCAAAATTTGTGTAATCATCAATGGCAATGATTTCTCTAACTCTTCTTGAACTACCGACTGTATTAATAATTTGAATTCACTTGTTTTCATATACTATATAATTATCAAACTGGTTTTAAATAAAATGACAATATTACTAACTAATTCTTCTATATTTCTATTGAGAACACTTTGCACAAAAATATGGAGGTTTTGGAACATTGGGTAGGTTTGCTAGTAATTGAGTAAGATTTGGTATTTTTGGTGGTTCTCCTAACCAAGCCTTGACTTTAATATCAATCGGTAGTGGATTTATAGAATCCATAGTAGGAACCTTCGGAATTGAAACTTGTGACAACGATGGAACTTTCAAACTTGGCAAATTAGAAATATTTGGCAAATTTGGCACAGTAGGAACATTGGGTAATGTAGGCAAACTGGGAATGGGTGGTATAAATTGAGACGCTCTATCGGTAAGATCTTTTACAGTAGGTAATCCCAATTGGGGAATTGGTATTGAGGAAGGTATCGGTAACGTTTTCAGTGAATTAAGTGAATACTTTGCACAATCTATGTCCGGTTTTTCAAATTTTAAACCAGAAACGCGTTTGTTTGGAAGTGTATTTGTAATATTTGTAGATGTATTAGTTATTAAATTATTATCGTTATTGGAAACTCCGCTAAGCGGATTTTGAACATCTATAGATGGAGGTTGTGGTAAAGATATCATATATTTTGAGTTGGATTTGATCCTCTACTTTTACCAGAATAACCCCCAGGAACTCCATCTCCATTAAAAGTATTTATTTTAGTTTTCAATGACGGTCCCGCGTATTTGCCAGGTGCGTATCCGCCGCCCGTCACAAATACTCTTTTACTTAAAATTTTCTCCAAAGAATCTCGTAAAGCTGCTAAACTTTCTTGTTGTAAAGATATTTGAGTTTGATATGGATCGGCATTTAATGTATTGGTTGGATCTGCACTTACAGTATTTATTGGATCCGATGTATTTCCAATTGAAACTGGTCCCAAATCAGTTCCGCCGACGCCTGTCACAATATTAGTTCCGCCGCCACCAACACTTGTTATTCCACTTCCTACACCTACTCCGACATACAAAGGAACGGGAGCAACTGCAGGTGGATTGATGTGAACATGTGGATGTGCATGTATATGTGGATGTGGATGAATATGATCATGTCCATGAATATGATTCAAGATCCAATCACACAAATCATATAACCAATCAACCGTTGTTTGTCCGAGTACTACTGGTTCGTGTGTTTCATCATATTCCCCCAAATAAATTGCTGGACTATTTAATACCGTCTTTGTATTGGATGTAATTACAATTTGATCCTGTGCATCTACGGTATATTCACTGTCAGTAACAATTCCATATCGTTTTTTACTAAAATGGAGAGTTTCTTCTGCTTTACTACTAAATACTAAACGGTCACTGTTTATTACAATTTGATCTCCAGTGAGTTTTGGAAATTTGAAAGTGGAACATCCAGTCGGAGAAAATGCGGAGATTTCCGATTTTCCTTCTTGAAATATTGTCTTTTTTATTGTAGGAGTGAATTGCGATTCTGTTAATCCGGATGTAATATGAATTGATGATCCGTCATTGTTGATATCTTCTGAAACAAATCCACCTGCATTCTTTTCTGATATATCCAATTTTATTGGTCGTTGACGGTTTCTAAATAGAATCATTGGATTTCCCCCGCCAGTTATTGAATCGGGAAATTTTGGATTTTTTAATTTATCTTTATTTACATAATCTTTGTATTGAGGCGAACTTTGATCGTTTTGACGATTTGAATCATATGCAGAGAATCTTATGCTTTGTCCAAATCTACTTTCAATTACAGAATCACCCTCATATTTTTTTATGGATCTTATATTATTGTTTGACCAAAAATATCTTCCCATTACACCGACATTATCTACATTTTTGTATTTTTTTGAAACAGTATAAGAAAGTGGTCCTTGATACGGAGTCGTTTTGTCGGAATTTGAAACTTCAATTTCCCTATTTCCAGAATTTAATCCAGAAATTTTTTCCTTCCTAAAGTCTGCGTTGTTATTTAACAATCCCTTTATATTTAATTTTCTAGAATAATACAATGTATTAAAGTAATTTACTAAAATTACCGTTTCATTTACAAGGGGATATTCTACTATTCCAGTATTTTCCAAAGGAATTGCCCATGTCAATTTCTCTTTGTCTGCACCTTGTTGTGATATCAACGGACGAACCAATACACGTCCTATCCATGTAAAATTTTTATCTGTTTGCAATGCGGGGTTGCCTGAAACGTCATCTGGCCAATCTGTCGGATTTATCGCCGGATAATTATTTGGAGATTTAAAAATTGGATGTGAGTCGTCAAGAATAATATCAAGAACAATACCTGGTTCCATTTCATAAAAATCCGACTCCGTATGTGTTCCCGAATAAGTAGAACTGTTCAGTTGGGAATATGAATTTCCAATTTTGTTGGTTCTATACATATTATTGTTTGACTATTTGAATTGGGGAATTCAATTCTTTGGTAATCTTCTCTGCCTGTTCCATGAGCTGTTTTCGTTCATCATCACTTAGTGCAAAACCTCCCCCATTTTCATCGGGAGAGGCGTTACTTGAAACAATTCTCTGAACGATGGCAGCAAGTTTTATTAGTTGTTCGTCGTTTCTTACACCGACATCCAAATAATCTTTAATCATCGGAACTATCACCATCGCATCATTTGCGGATTTGATCATTCCTCTCAAATCTGATATTAATATATCAATTTGATTGCGTTTATCTTCGGAATTTACAACAATATCCTTCAACACCGAAGAATATTTTTTACCTTTAAAAAGTTCAAAATCTAAATCCATATATCTATATATATGAAACCGAGTATGTTTTTGTTAATATGTTTCTGGCCTCAGATTGCCACGATTCAGATATGATTTAACTATAACAGATTGATACTGTTTCATTTTATTGATAACCTTAGTAATCTGTTGTGTCTTACAGGACGAAATCTCTCTAATATTTAGATATAAAGATTTTTTATTAAATGATTCTATGCGGTTCCCGTTTCGGAATAATTCAATTACTGCATTTGCAATATTAAGATCTCTTTCTTTTGTAAAGATTTTAGTAACATTCTTTTCCCAATATTCAAGCATTAATTTCATAAATTCCGACAATTCAATATTTTTGTGATACGAATCTTCTGATTGTAAACATATCGTGGTTTCATCTGGAGTTTCGGAAATACTTATATGTTGGTTAAATCTCTTATAATTGCCGTTATTATGAAGAATCAGATAATTTTTTGCCACTATACTGAAATAACTAAATGCCTTTCCTTTACCTTCTTCAAACTTGTGCATGTTTGCTACTAAATGTGCAACAGTTTCCTTTTTTATTTCGGATGGACTGTTATCAAAATATATAAACTTGAATGTATTAAAAATGTTTTCTACCAATTTATCAAATGCATATCTAATACCATCGTTATATATATCATTGCGAATTTCTTGACTTTCTTCTTTATTGTATAAAATAATATTTCGTTCTGTTTCTTCCGTGAAATACATTTTATTAGTAGAAGTTTTTTTAGTCTTTTTAGACTCAACTTCTTCTGGAACAATTATAATTGGTTTTTCTGTAAGATCAATCTTTTTAGACTTGTCCAATTTAAATTTATTTTTTGTCTTTTCTTTTGAGACGACTTTTTTCTTTTTCAAAATTCCGACCCCATTAAATTTTGGAGAACGTTTCCGTTTAGTTGGCATTTTCGGACTTTTGACCGGCGAGTTAGTAACTTTTAATTGTTTTTTATTTTTTCTTTTTTTCATTCAATCCTTTTGTTGAGTTTTTCAATCAACTTTACAATTTCCAAAAACACAAAACCTACGTCATCATCCTTCTGAAACATTTGTTTGTCATCTACTTCTTTTAAACTGTTATGCGTAACGTTTACATCATTGCGAAATTCCAATATCCACTTCTCCAAGGTGTCTATTTTTCCAAAATTACGATCCAGTGACATACCTAGATATAAATTAATACAAATTGATATTGTCAATATAACACTTAATATAACTAATATTAGCATAGTTTATTTATTCCTCTTCATCATTGTTGTCTTCAAGATAATCATCTAAGTATAGAATTGCTTCATCAACCAATTCCCAGTCTTCTAATTTTTGAGACTGCTTTAATAATTTAATAACTTCTTTAATGTCAGTTTGTTCCATATATATAATTTTAACTGATATCTAAATATAGTATATAAATTTGAAACATCAATTAAAAAGTGTAAATTGTTTAATTTTAATTTAAAAACTAAAAAATCCAGTTTTATGTTGCGGGGATTGAACTTCTCTAATTACTTCTTTTTCAACTATTTTTTCAACGGGAACTTCTTTAATTATCTCCTTAAAAATAATTTCTTTTTGGACTTCTTCGGTCGCTTCTTTTTTTGCATCTTCAACAATTTTATCCACACTTTCAGTTTCCTTTATCACAGTGTCTGGTGTCAATGTTGTATTATATGCTAACAACAAACACACAGCTAAAGGGTCAAATACCGATATAATAACAATAATAAACCA